ACCATAATAGCAGATGGATATTCTATTCGTCCTGTATGTAAAAATCATGACGAAAGAACTATTGATGAAATCGAGGAAGAAATAGAATGATTATTCAGATTATAGGATTGCCTGGTTCAGGAAAAACAGCATTGGCTGTAGCACTTAAAGAACGAATTAATGCTATTCATTTAAATGCAGATGAAGTTAGATCTACTGTTAATTCAGACCTTTCGTTTACACCTGAAGATAGAATTGAACAAGCCAGACGCATGGGAGAAATGGCACGTCTTATTGCAAAACAAAATGTTGCTCCAGTAATTGTTGATTTCATTTGTCCTACAGAAGAAACACGAGAAGCCTTTGGAGACGCAGACTTGGTGGTTTGGGTTGACAGAATTAAACATAGCAGATTTGAAAATACAAATAAGATCTGGGAAGAGCCTAGAATTTTTGATTTAAGAATATTAGATGGATACACAATAGAGCAAGAAGTTAATACTGTAATACAGGCTGGAGGTTTGTTTGATTGGTCCGCTCCAACTACCCTGCAACTTGGACGCTATCAACCTTGGCACGAAGGGCATCAAGCATTAAAAGAAGAAGCACACAAAAGAACTAATCAGGTATTGGTTGGTGTCCGTAATACATACAAGACATCAGAAAAAGATCCTTTACAGTATAGCGAGGTAGAAAATTATATTAAACAAGATAATCCTTTTAAAGATACTCTTGTATTAAGACTGCCCAATATTACAAACATTGTCTATGGTCGTGATGTTGGATATAAAATTGAGCAAGTAGATTTGGGGGCAGACATTCATGCTATATCGGCTACGCAAAAACGTAAAGAAATGGGTATCTAAGATATTAGATAAAATAGGCAACGATAAACTGGAGTGGCCTTCATGAACGTATCTAAATCTAGATCAGCAGCAAAGGCTATAACGTGGAGAATTGTTGGAACAACAGATACATTTTTAGTATCATATTTTGTTACTAAAAAACCTTTTGTGGCAGCAAGTATAGCAAGCCTAGAAGTTTTAACAAAAACTATACTTTATTATTTTCATGAACGTGGATGGAATAAAGTACAATGGGGTAGAAAATAATGTACACAGATGCTATGCGTACGGCTTTTAGGTCACTAGATCATTTTGCTCCAAAAGGATTTAGATTAGAGTTAGTAGACAATGATAGTTTTATAACTGTAAGAGCATCAGAAAAATCTTTTATGTCTTTACTTGACGAAGATAAGCGCCGTGCTGTAGAATATATGGTAAGAGTTAAAAAGGCTCTTGAGGACAATGGCGCAGTTGTTCTTTTAGTCCGTGAAGGCGGTAAGTAACATGCAAACATTTTTACCATCTAAAGATTTTATTCAGTGTGCTAAAATATTAGATTCAAAACGCCTTAATAAACAAATTCTAGAATGTTATCAAATTCTTAATGTATTATCTGGTAAATCTCCTACAGGCGGATGGCGAAACCATCCAGCAGTTCTGATGTGGAAAGGGTTTGAGCGTGGTTTATGGGCTTATGTTCAGGCGATGATTAGTGAAGCCAAATCTCGTGGTATCAAGACAGAAAATAACGAAGCAAATCTTAACGCATTAAAAAATCAATGTTGGGATAATTGGGGTAGCAATACTCCTTCATTTTGGTTTGATGATAATAAGTTATCAAGAATTACCACTACGCATAGGGTTAGTTTGTTTAATAAAGATCCATTGTATTATGCAAGATTTCAAACACATGCAAATAGTTTTTTTAATTCTCCTTGCTGTCCTGACCGCAAATTACCATGCAAATATTATTGGCCAACACATGAGGCTTTAAATGCTTGATTTATTAATTTTTATTTTTGTCGTAATAATTATTACTGGTGCAGTAATTGAAAACATAAGATTAAAAAATAAAAATATTGAGTTAATGTTTTTATTAGCACAGTCAACATTAGATATAACTGCTATTAAAGATAAAATAAGTAGCCAAGATAGTGATACAGAAAAAGATCATTTTATTACATTCTTAAATGATACAAGAGAAATGGCATATAAATATATTGAGGATTTGCAAAATGAATTAATAATTTTTGCTAAAGTATTAGACAATGAATCTGAGTTACCAAATGATCTATCAGTTCCACGAATAAAAAAGGCTTTTGAGCAAATAGAAAAAATGAGGCCAAGTGAAGACTGATAAGATAGTTATTGTTGGCGGTGGATCAGCAGGTTGGATGACAGCATCTGCTTTAATAAAAGCATATCCAGAAAAAGATATATGTTTAGTTGAAAGCAAAGACATTCCAATAATTGGTGTTGGCGAAAGTACTACTTTTGAAATAAATGGATTTTTTAATTTTTTGGGTATTGACTATGCAAGTATTATGAAATATACTAATGCTTCATATAAAGTTGCAATTGGTTTTACTAATTTTAAAACAAAAGATTCCCCTACCTTTTATTATCCTTTTGGACATCCTAATTTAGACAAAGAACTAACATGTTTTGGATTAGATGATTGGCATTATAAAAAAGCATTTTATCCAGATACTGAGGATCAAGATTATGTTAGATACTTTTTCCCACAAGCAAAAAGTATGGAAACAAATAAAATAGTAGTTGATACTATTGAAGACATTCATCCATATCAGCCACACAGAGATTTAGCATTGCAAATGGATGCTACTAAGTTAGGTAACTGGCTTGCAGAGTTTTATGCCATACCACGTGGTGTAAAAAGAATTTGGGGTACAGTAGATAAAATTAACCCTAGCGATATCGGCATACACTCTTTAGTCTTGGACGATGGAACAGAAATAGTTGCTGACTTATTCGTTGATTGCTCTGGTTTTAATAGTATTTTATTAGGTAATTTTATGAATGAAAAATTTATCTCAACCGCAGAATTTTTGCCTAATAACAGGGCATGGACAGCCCATATTCCATATACTGATAAAGAAAAAGAGTTACAAACTTTTACTAATTGTACTGCTATAAACAATGGATGGGTATGGAATATTCCTCTTTGGAATAGAATTGGATCTGGATATGTGTACTGCAATGATTTTATAAGTGATGAAGATGCTCTTGAAGAATATAAAAATTATTTAGATTCTAATAAGATGGTTGTTCATAACCCAGAAAGATCAAAATCTTTAACGTTTAAAAATATAAAAATTCATAATGGATATTATGATAGATTTTGGGTTGGAAATGTAGTTGCCGTAGGATTGGCAGCAGGATTTTTAGAGCCACTTGAAAGTACTGGTTTATTGCTTACTCATCAAAATTGCTTTACTCTTATAGATGCGCTTCAAAGAAATACAGTAAGCCAATATGATATAGATAATTTTAATTATAAAACTAAAACAAGAATAGAAAAAATGTTTGACTTTGTAGGCATGCATTATGCTTTATCTCAAAGAGATGACACAAAATATTGGAAGAGCATTACGTCAAAACAATATCCTAAAAATTATTTCAGATCAGACATGCAATGGGCCAATAATAATGTTGATACGATAAAGGCTGGATTTGGTTTAAGACCTTTTTATAATACATACATAAGTCTTTTAGAAAGCATGTCAGATCAAAATTATAATATTAAAAGTAAAATGGAAATATATTTTCAGAAAAGAGCAAAAGCAAAAGAAATATGGGATAATATTATAGACAATTCTAAAACACATTTTCAGATTTTAAGAGAAAATTTTTATGAAGAATAATGTAAATTTAAGGGGTATTCCATCATCATGTTGTCCATTATGCGGATCAAAAATAATAAAAGTTAAAGTTATATTTGATCCAGTAGATTATGAAATAGGTATGTATTTTTTAGATGGAGAATGTAACGAATGTGGTGCTTTAATGACAGTCCCAACTCCATTAGATCATCCAACTAATATAAAAGGAGAATAATGAAAGATATATTGTTATCGGTAATAACAGGTTTTGGATGTGGCATTGTATTTGCTGCATTTAAATTACCTGTGCCAGCGCCACCAGTTTTTGCAGGAGTTGCTGGTATAATAGGATTATGGCTAGGCTACGATGCCATAACTAAGTTCATATCCTAGGAGGAAAATACATGGACGCAAAACTAAAAGCAATGTTAGCATCATACGGAAGATCCGTTCTTGGTGCTGCATTAGCACTATATATGTCTGGGGTTACAGACCCTAAGACTCTTGCATACTCGCTATTGGCAGCAATTGCACCAGTTGCATTAAGAGCAATCAATCCTAATGACACTGCATTTGGCAGATTACCAGCAGTATCTGTTGTTGAAGAAGCGCTTAAGTCTGTAAAGGCAAAAAAGGCACCAGCAAAAAAGAAGTAATGCTATAGGTGAGATGGGTTACTTTTTATAGTAGCCCATCTTTACTTTTTCATACAATTCATAATCTAAATTTTGATTTTCTATTATTTGATTCATCATTGATTTAGGTATTTTGTTAATAAAATCTTTATTTTTACCAACGTTTTCAAATGGTTTTTGTATTGGCACGGTAACGCCAAATTTTTCTGAAATAATTGTATTTAATTTTGATAAATCTTTTTGATTTTCTACAAGTTCAATACAGTTAATATTTTCTAATGCATTATCTATATTGTCATAAACTCTAACTAAATCATGATAAGACAATGCTCTTTTTTGATACTCTTCGTATGTTATTTTATTTTCACATAACAAATTGTAATTAGCAGTAAGATCTTTGATATTTAATGTGCAAGTAAGATGCTTATGTTGAACATTATCTTGTCTGGGATCATGCATAAAACAATCTAAATCATCTAGTGTAGGGTTATCCCTTTTATATAAAAAATTACTTAAAAATCTTTCTGTAGGCTCTCTTAATATTGTATACGTTGTTAACTTTTTATTAAATTTTTTAAATAACTCTATTGGGTATATTCCAAAATGACCACTAATAAAATCACATTTTATCATTTCGTCATCATTAATATACTGTAAAAAATTACTATACATTCTTTGTTTATTGAATGCATATAGCAAAGGAATTTTTATAGACATGCCAGAAGTTTTTGGTATATGTAAAAAATAAAAAGATTCTTTAGGGCTATATTCTTCATCCCTTATATGCTCAACTCTATAAACTACTTGATTATTTTTTAAAATAAATCCAGGATGTACCATCCATGCTGGAAAATTATTTTGTAGACATTCTACCTGATCTTCTAAGTTATATACTGTTTCGTTTATAACTTTTCTTAAAGTCATAGTTTTTTGTCTTCAAACTGATATTGAAGGTCTGTTGTATATGGAAACTCTATTTCTGCAAATCTTGTTTGTCTTTCTTTTTCTGATATCTCTGAGAAGAAAGATACAAAGGTATATCTAACGCCAGATTTTATTGCATGAATCTTATGCATATAACTATATGCTGAAGGAAATACAAAAAGTTGTCCAGCCTTTGGCTTTATTGTAACTCCAAAATGAACAAACTCTAACTCTCCACCCTCGTAATCATCATTTGGATAATACACCATGGATACAGTTCTAGGTGTTCCATATGAATCATCTGCATGCATAGAGAACCATTCACCTGGTTCATATCTTGATATTCTCATTGCTTCTCTACTTAATGGTGCAAGGTCCCATTGCCATAAATAGGAATCAATAACTTCTTGAAAATTTTCAACAAACTTGGGGTGATTCCAGATCCAACATGTTTCTGATCTTTTCCCATTTAATTCATCATAATAGTCTTCACGAATCCATTTTTTACTACCACGATCAGAAGATTCCCAAAACTTATCTTCTCTTATTTCTTCGATAAAAGCCATAGAATCTGGCCAAATGTTGTCATAAATATGCATACCAGGAAATGGTGATGAGAAATAAAATCTTTCTCCATTTCTGCTTTCTGTAAATCCTTCTTGCTGGTACTTAAATTTAACTGGATCCATTTCATTTCTCTTTTCTATTATGCCATATTAGAAAAAGTATGGCACCAGGTCCCGTCTGGCTTTAATGCTAGTGCATGTCTAGAGGACTCATCTTCTGGTAATGTATAGTCAAATGCATCAATAGCAGTTGCACCCATTTCTTTTGCTTTGGCTGCAGCGTCTTTTGGATATTCAAAACATTCAATACAAACATCATCTACTAAAAGTGGATACTTGTTATCTTCGCAACCAAACGAACCACTTCTTTCAACTTTAAAAACAGGCATTATTTAAGAACCCATTTACCATCTTCTTGAACTACAGTAAATAAAGCATCTGATTCTATGTTATCAACATCAAAAACAATTATTTCCGTAGCACCAAATTCATCTTTTGCATGATTTGCCGCATCTTTTGGCAAATAAAAACATCCTACCTGCTCATTATCTTTATATAGTGGGTATTGTCTTTCACGGCAGGTCCCCGTACCAGCACGTCCTACTTTAAAAGTACTCATATTCACATTATAGCATATTTTTTCTTGTTAGACATAACCTTTTCATAAAGATAGTAATCAGCATGATTTAATTCATTTATTCTATTTACCCAAGAGTCTGGTATAGAAAAATCTAAGGGGTTAGGCCTAGGCGTGTTATGGCCAGACCATTCGTAGTCTGAAATTGTCTTTGTTAATTTATATTTTTTTTGAAAAAGGGTATTTAGAAAATCGATCAGATTATCTCTATTTTCAACAGTCTCTACTATATTAGAGTCCAATGCTTTGTCTATCTCTGAAGAATCAATATTATATTCTACTAAACACCAATTTGATTTCATCTTATCAATAGGTTCTTCAATTTTATTCCAAAGTTCTACGTTAACATAGCCTAATAAAAATTTTGACTGTATATTAGATGTACCTTTATAATACGATTCATCATATAAAAATTTTTCCATGTAGGCTTGTGGAGTACCATAGTCAGATCCAACAATCTTTGAATCTACAACAGTAAGACCTTGCCTGTACATAAGCCAAAACCAACTAAGCCACTGCTCTTTTGGATCTCTTACCAATGAAAAAGAAATTACACCGTCTATATGTTTTTGTGGTAACTGTCCTATGTGTCCAGCAATATATTGTTTATTCTTAAAATTATTTACGTCTATTTTATCTGTAGGCTCTATAATATATTTAGAAACTTCTTTATTTTTTTTAATATAATGGTTTATAACTCCGCCAGAGGTTCTTGGAATATGATTATGAAAAATTGTCATTAAATAATTGTACCATATGATACAATAAAGTTATGTATGAAATATTGGCTCCAGGAATTGTATTATTTAATAATATTTTTGATAAAGATTATGTAAGTTTTATAGAAGATAATATTTCTGAATATTTTAAATTAAAAATTAATAATCCTAATGGAAATATTGTTAGAAAATCTTATTCAATACAACTAAGCGATATCGAAAAAACTAATGAGTATGCAAATTTTTTATACAAAGATTTTCAAAATAAATTACAAGATTGCATTAATTTATATAAATCAATATACGATATTTCAAATATGGTTTTTGAATACGATAACGAAAACAATTCAATTGTCACTTTATTAAAGTATGAAATAGATAATTCAGTTATATTTCATAGTGATACTTTAGGAATGGACAACAGGGTTGGTGCTGCTTTGGCGTATTTAAATGATGACTACGACGGCGGGGAGTTAGAATTTAAACATTTTAATATAAAAATAACTCCACCCAAAAATAGTTTAATAATTTTTCCGTCTAATTGGCCTTACACACATAGGTCAAATCCAATAGTGTCTGGAAATAAATATGCCTTAAGATGTTTTTTGGTTAGTAAATAAAATTTGGTGGATCTTTTAATTGTTTTTTTAATTTTCTCATATAGTTCCACTTTTTAAATTTTCTGTATATTTTTTTAAAAAACATTCCATTTCTCCTTTGCTGTTTTTAAAAAACAATTAGCATAATACATATTAATTAAAGTACCAGCGTGTCCATCTCTTTTCTTTAGGTCATGATCAGTCTTTTTCCAGCCCAATTCATACTGTGTTGCTACATAATTTACTTGATCATCTATGTTCATATCTACATATGAATCATCTAACATTTTTAATGTTTTTAAATTTTCTAAATCATTAAAATACCAAGTAGACCACAAAACATTGATATCATTATATTTACAATAATCTAAAAAAAATCTCCATCCTACAACAAAATTCATTAACGATTCAAAATATTCTTTATTAGACAAAATGCCTAAATCCTTTTTTTGAGGGGGGCCATCAGAAGATTTAGGGTATCTTTGCATATAACAGTAATCGTTTTTATTAACAGTATCAAATTCAAATCTTCTAGATATATTAGGTAACAAAATAAAAAGATAGTCTGGTTTACTATACTCACGTATATAAACTCTTATATTATCCATTATCATTTGCCAGCCCCATCCAGATCTTGCTAAACTATATAATGTTTTATCTTCTAGGTTGCAATTTTTTAAAAAAATAGTTGGCCAAACAGTTTCTAAATTACCACCTATGCCCTCAGTCTGAGAACAACCAGAAAACAAAACATGTGGCTTTGACGGAGTCTTTGTAAATTCGTTTGACCTAAAAAAGTTTGAATTATACTTATACAAAACAGTTTTATCATCAACTACATGAGTTCCTCTTTCAGATTTTGTTATGGTTTCTTCAAAAACCTTACTTCCTCTATGCCAGGATAAGTCAAATTGATCTAAAATTGTATTGCTCATTCCCTGATTGCAAATTTCTTTTTTTAAAATATAATCTTTATCTAAACTCACCAGATTCTCCTTAAGTATATATCATAAAAGCCTAATTTATGTAATGCTAATGCATCTACAGACCAGTTTTTATTATAATATAAAAACTCATTTACTGTTTGAAAAGTTCCATACTGAACCCCATCAATTATTCCGTCATAAATTAAATAATCATTTAGACCTATTATTCCATCGACAGGAATTAATTTAGAAGAGTCTGACAAAACTTTTCTTGTTGCTGCTCGTCCATTATGAATATCTATATAGATATAATCATATTCTTTTCCTACAAACGTTGGAAGAATATCTTCTGCGTCACCCTTATATGTAGTTACATTGCCATACTTACTAAATTTATTTTTAATAAAATCTTCTGATTCCTCAGCAGAAAAATCATACGTATGCTTTATTGGCTTACACTGACATTCTCCAAACCTTCTCCAAGACCAGCACTTCATGTCTTGATCAAATCTACAAACTAAGTCAATAACTGATGGGTTAGCACTCTCACAAACTAATTCAGAATAATATCCCCATGCAACACCAACTTCCATATACCTTAAGCCCTTTTTTAAACTTTTTATATATTCTTCTCTAGATTTAAATATTCGTGCATTGTCCAACTGTGCTTGACTTAATTCTCTAGGATCCTCTACTTCATCCCTATTTAATTTTTTAATTTCATCTGGACCGAAAGACTCTACTATTTTTTTTGACATGCCGCTATTTTGCTCAACCTGCTCAGTTATACGTTTTTGTTCATCTGTTAATGGCATAATAATGATTATACACTATGATATAATAAAGTATTATGAAAGAACCAATAAAAGGGCCAGCCTACGATAAGTATATAGAATTAAAGATGTCTCAAGAGCCTATATCAAATCAGGACTTTGTTCCATTTATAGTAGATAATATTTTTTCTAAAGAAGATATAGAACATTTATATGAAATTATAAACAATACTCCAGATGAAAAAACACAAATTCAAAAATGGGGCGGGATGAAGGCTTGGCATATAGATTTAGGTCCAAGGATTAAAGATAAAATAAACGAAGCAGTAAAAAGATCTTTGGGTGATAATGTCAGATTGGTTGATGATCATTCATTTGCTAGATATAGTATGGAGTATGGATGGATGACTAAATTATTTCCACATACAGATATGAGAGACAAACAAAGAATAACGTTTGACATACAAATTAGAGCAGATGAAGAGTGGGGAGTTGTAGTAGAAGATATAGAATACTTTTTAGAAGATAATCAGGCACTAGTCTTTGCTGGAACACAGCAACCTCATTGGAGAAGAAAGAAAGAATTAAAGTCAGGTAGCCATCAGGACATGATATTCTGTCATTTAGAGTATGTAGAAGATGTGCCTTATGATGATCATCAAGATCAAATACTTCATGAAAGAAATAGATTCTTTTCTGAATATTATGATATGCATCCAGATCCAAGTACTTTTTACTAATATGAAAAATGTAGAAGACTCTATAAAAGAAGTATTATTTAATATAGGAAAAGAAATTAAAGTACACAAATTAATAGATGGAAATCTTATATTAGATATCGATTACGATAAATATGCTGATGAGTTAATGCAGTTATTTAAAAAGTATTTAAAAGAAAGTAATTTGCGAGATGTATGGTAAGTTATATCTAGTTGGATCCCCAATAGGGAATAGTTTAGATGTTTCCAAAAGACTGCTGGACGCTTTTTCTGACGCTAAATATATTTGTGTTGAAGATATAGACAGGTTTAAGGAATATTGTAATTTAAATAATTTTTATTATAGTGCAGAATTAATAGACATATGCTTTTCTTTAAACAATAACAGAGAAATGAATATTAAAGAAAAAATTATTTTATTGCTTAAAGGTGGAGAAGATGTTTATATAATATCAGATGAAGGAATGCCTGGTTTAGCAGATCCTGGTGAAATATTAGTAAAAGAAGCAATAAAAAATAATATAGAAATAGTAACAACTCCAGGCCCATCCACTGTAGTAGCAGCAGCATCTGTATGCAATGTTCTGAACAACTTTATATTTGAAGGATTTATGTCTAATACAAACTCTGACAGACATGAAAAATTTAAATTTTTACAAACATCACCTGCACCAATGATCTTTCTTTTACATAACCCAAACACTAGACCTATAGACAGTGACGATAAAATTCATATGATACATAACTGTTTTGATGCTGATGTTTTTATTAAAGAATGTATTTCTTTTTTTGGAGAAGACCGACGTGCTGTACTTTGCATAGATTTAACAACTTCAAAACAAAAAGTAATAAGGGGATTGCTAAAAGATATAGAAGAGTATTTATTAAATAATAAAGTTTTGGGTAATTTATGCTTAGTCGTTGATGGAATTACAAATCAAAAAATAACTATTTAGTATTTTTACCATATTCGCCATACTTACCAAGAACTGCCTTTACTGTTCCGTCTTTACGAAGGCGAACAATATTTCCATCTTTAATTTGTATAGGATTAAATCTATCATGTCTCTTATATGATCCTGAAGATTTCTTAGACATAAATCACCAAATTTCTGTTATTCTTTCTGTTTTAGAAATTTTTTTGCCAAATCCCTCGAATAAAACTTTTTCTGCTGGAACACAATTAGGAACTGGTTTACCATTTTTACCAGGTTTCATGCCACGTTGAACATAGCCTTCCCAGCACGGTGCTTGTTTATTTAAATCTGGACAGCAATCTGATTTCATTTCATTTGCTTGACATACAGGACAAAGATCACAACAAACATTCATGTCCTTGCATGTAGGACATCCACAGCCATCGTACTGACATGGTTCTGAATCAGATTGACCTATTGTTGAAACATCTTCTTTAATAACTTCGTTTTTATCCATACCAATATTTTCTTCTAATGATGGCATAACCATAACCTCTGATGCTTTTGCACCTACAAAATATTCAGTCTCTTCAAGACCGCCTTCTTCCATTTCAAAAAGTTGTATTAATATTGCTGGCTCAGTAGGACTTGCTTCAATAGCATATTCTGATCCTGGAACTCCTAACATTCCTTCATTCATTACATGAACAACACGACCTACAAACATTTCTTCTTCATGTGGAGCCATGACCATATCGCCCTCTTTAACCATTGCTTTGCCTATATTGCCCTCAGAACGGTTTATAGCATAGATTTGTGCTGCTGCCTTACTACGAGTTTTGTGGCATCCCACAACCTCTCCTGTGTCTTTCATGGCAGGGTATCCAGAACATCCTCCAGATCCTTTAGCACCTATATGATATGGCATAACAACATTATAGCATGATAAAAGAGCAGTTTTAACACATGCTCAGGTGCCAGTATGACGCTGTTGTTATTTATTTGATTTTGATTGTTTTTGGTTTCTTTTCTTCGGGGATGTTACGTTCCACAAAGATGCTAAGAATACCGTCTGCCATTTCAGCACGACCTACCTCCATATACTCTCCAAGAGCAAAGGTGCGTGTGAACTTCCTAGTTGCGATACCCTTATGTAGTACTTCGTTAGAAGCCTCTTCGGTTTTCTCACCCTTGATAATTAAACTTCCATTATCCACAGAAACCTCTACCTCGTCCTTACTAAAACCAGCAAGGGCTAAAGATAGTCTGTAAGTGTCTTCATCAAGTTTTACCACATCATATGGTGGATAAGATTGACGAGTTGCCTCACGATGGATATTTGAAAGACGGTCCAACTCTCTGTTGAAACCAATAAAAAATGGATCTTTAAACAGATCCAATGCAAATGAACTTACCATAATTTTCCTCCTTATTAAGCGAGTTCGTTATACCCCCCTTTGGGCAGGTACATTACTATTATATCATAAACTTCCTATAAAATCTATATTAATAACACATCTAAAATCAGATTTTACTGGACTAGAAGATGCATGATAGGTTAAGCCATCAAAAACAATTGCTTTACCAGATTCTGGAGATACATTTTTCATAATACTTAAACTATCAATTTTGTCGCCGTTGTATTTTTCATTAAAGAAAATTGTATCACCATCTGAATCATTAACATAATATAAAAAAACTAAATGATTTTTGTCTGCGTCAACATGAGGATAATGCATTCCACTATTGCCATTTTTTAATATCATGTTTGCTTTAATTCTAACAATGTCATTTACAATAATATTATTTTTACTGGAAAATTTATTTAATATAGATATACATGTATCTGCAAATGGTGACTGTTTTTGTTTATTAAACATAGCCATATGAACAAACTGTGGACTATCTATTATATTTTTTCCGTCTAGTATTGCATAACTATCTGTTTTTATGTTTGTAGATTTATTAAATATCCATGGAAATTTCCATTTTGGTTCTTCATACATAACATTTTGTAAATGTTTAATTTCTTCTATTGATAAAAAATTGTCGTCTATTATCATTAAATCATTGTATCACATAGTGTATACTTAATATATGAAGTATGGAAAACTATTTTTAGTTGGACTTCCTGTTGGTAATTGGGAGGACATGTCTGTTAGATCATATAAGTATATTAAAAATGCAAAAAATATAGTTATTGAAAGAGAAGAGGCATTTGAAAAAATTTGGCCTCAATTAGGAATGGAAAAGCCAAGCATAAACACAATATCAATAGAGTATGATTCTGACGGAGGTGAGCCAGGTGAGGCATACGAATTGCACAATATGGAAAAAATATTGCAACTATTAAAAAATGGAGAAGATGTATATTTAATTTCTGATGAAGGAATGCCAGGTGTTGCTGATCCTGGAGCAAGAATAGTCAAAAGATGTATATTAGAAGGAATAGAAGTTACCTCTACTCCTGGACCATCAGTAGTTATGGCTGCGGTAGCAGTTACTGGAACTATGCATAATTTTATATTTGAATCTTTCTTACCATTTATTAAAGAAGAAAGATTGTTATTTTTAGAAGAAAGAAAAGATTATAAATACCCCATGGTCTTGATGTTAAGAAATGCAAAACGTGGTCAAGAGTTTCATGATGAAATTCCAAACTTTTTGGAAGAAGCAATTTCTATATTAGGAAAAACAAGAAAGGCTTCACTTTGTTACAACTTAACAATGGATAACGAAAAGGTTGTACATGATACATTAGATGGACTAAGGTTATATTTTAACAATGGGCCAAGGAATATATTAGATCAAATATGCATCGTAATAGATGGAAAATATAACACTATGAATTAGAATAATCCAGAGTGAGAGCCATCACAAAATGGTTTACTTTTGGATGTATTACAAACACACAGTTTTCTTCTTTTTAAACTACTAGATTTTAAAACTATTGTTTCGCTAGTGTCACAAACCTTTACCGTAAAATCATCATCTACAGAAGATATAATTTCTGCAGCCTTTTTATTATACTGACCTTCATCAGTTATCATTACTATCATTCCTGGTTTCATAATTCTCCTTTATAAAAGTATACCAGAGCCTCCTGTAGGATTTGAACCTACGACAACCCGCTTACAAGGCGGGTACTCTGCCACTGAGTTAAGGAGGCGCAGCCCTACAGGGAATTGAACCCTGCTTTACAGGTTGAAAACCTGTTGTCCTGACCACTAGACGATAGGGCCAATAATTAATTTTACCATGTTTAAGGTATAATATCAATATGAAAATTTTAATAAATTCATACCCGTGGTCTGGACATATAGATTTAGCAGAATCACTAATAAGATCTGTTGATGGTTTATATGAAAATAAAGCGCAGTGGCCTCAAGAAGAAAATTGGATTCTTTGGAAACAAGAATCTATTTTGTTTTTACCAAAATTTGAAAATGTTACTTTTTTATCCGTGATTAGAGATCCAGAAATTGTTATTCCATTATTAGTTGATAAAATGTTTAATGGTTATAGTGGAATTAAAGTTATGAATAAAGATGATAGATCTGGACCCTGGCAAAACAACAGCGAAGAATTATTAGAAAGAGATTTTAAATTAATATCTTATCAAATCAAAATGTATAAATCTTATATTGAATGTTTAGAAAAATCTCCAAACAATATAAAATTAATAACACATGATCAATGTATTAATAATATTAATGATACTATAATTAAAATTCTTACACCACTAAACATACAAAATATAAAAAATGTTGATTTTGTTGATACTACTGGTGTGCCGCAAACAAAACTTTATAATAAAATATTAAATGTAGTAAGAGAAGATAATAATTTTAAAGAAATTAAATTATGGTATCAAAATAAAAAATCTATATTAAATTTAAATTAATTTGTTTTGGCTGGTCTGGCAGGTCTCGATCCTGCGACATCTCGATTAACAGTCGAGTGTTCTACCAACTGAACTACAGACCAAAGTATTTAATTGTAGCACCCCTGATTGGATTTGAACCAACGACAAACAGATTAGAAGTCTGCTACTCTATCCACTGAGTTACAGGGGTTTGGTGCCCCTGGTTGGATTCGAACCAACGCTGTCACGATTTTAAGTCGTGTGCCTCTACCACTGGGCTACAAGGGCTAAGTAGAGCAGGTAGGACTTGAACCTACGATAGCCGAATTATGAGTTCGGGGCCTTGACCAACTTGGCTACTGCTCCATATTTTAATTGGGTAAAGAATATTTAGTATCTTTTGTAATTTTATATAATATTTTCATAACTCTAACACAATCATCATGTCTATACCATGTTGTGCAATAAAGTTTATCATTTATAACTTCAACATTTGGACACTCTTTATAGTCTTTTAATAGTAAGTCAACTATAAGCATTTTCATACCCAAGCCATTGAGTTTTCCTTGTGGGTCCTCTAATCCATTTTCAAAATTATTTTCCATAATTAATCACCCTAAATGCATCTCCCGTTTCTTCATCGATATAATCCCAATGAAACTCTTCCCAATAAGGAATACCATCTTCATTATAGTCGTCCCATCCAGAACCAGACATATCCATATCTAATAACTTATAAAATGTTCCATGTTTTTGATATAACGGCCAAAAGGTATCCCATAACCAACCATAGTATTTATATTTAAATCCTTTAATGCCTTCATCTTCCATGTATGATAGTTTTAACATATTCTTAGACGCTATCGATCCTGCCCAATTTGCAATCCATCGTAAAGGGGGTCGGGAATTATGAATAGCCTCAGAGTTATCCAAAATAGACTTTA